TAGACCTCCTCCAGAAGGTGCTGCGTCAGGCACTCAAAGACAGTGACAAGTCTGCGGAGGAGAAGGAGAAGCTATCTAGTGTGATTGACACAGTAGTTCCCGTGGTAGTTCAGGCTGCGATTCTAGCGTCCAAGAGTCCAATTGTTGGACAGGTTCAGGAGGCTCTTGTGACGTGCTGTGTTCCCAAGGTGAAAAAGTGTAAGTGTAAGAAGGGAGAGTGTACATGTGGGAAAGTTGTGACCAGTGTGCCGCCTACTCCTTTACCGGAGAACTTTGTTGCGTAAACACGCAATCATCTTCACACCACACCTTGGGTGAGTCGGAATACACTGTGACTCGCACTTGTTCGGTTGCGTAGCCACGTGAGAAGACTTGAGACTGTGCGGGTTGTTCGGTATATGTGATTGTGCCATCTGAATGCTTTTCTATCGACGACAACATCTTGGTATGCGTATCGTATCTGTATTTGAATCCTACATAGATGAATCGCGTCTCATATTCGCGGATGGGTTTGGTCGTAGGCTTTGTGTTGGAGATACGGATGTTCATTACTCTACCTTCACCGTATTCGCGAAAACGATACGTTTTAACTCCCCCTCATCCTGAAGTGCCAAGTTCAGCCTTGCTACTCCACGCTCAATGAGGTCGTGAATGTGCTTCCACTTGTCATCATCATTCGTAAAGAGCGTGTGTCTCTCTGTCTTGTTGGGGAACCTCTCAATCAGCTCCGACTCTGCTGCGTCATACATTCGCATATAGGCTCGCAACTGAATCTCGTCATACAGAGGGACAGTTGGCCACTCACGCGTCCGATCCTTGGAATCCACGATGCGGTTCTTCTCTGCGACATATCCATCGCATCGTCCAACCAGCTTGTAATTTCCACAATCCTTCTTGACCATCTTGGTATTTCGCTCGACCACCTTGACCTCACGAGCCGCCTCATACGTATTCAGAATCTTCTCCTCATTCTGTAGACCCCGCTGCTTGGACACCTGTCCTCGAATCTCATCGGCAATACGCCCACGCAGTTCCTCGGGCAACGTGTCGTGTCGAAGAGCCAGAACAGCAGTTGCCTGGTGCTGAACATCCTCTAGCACACTCGTAACATCTGTCGTGCGATTCGCAGCGGAAACACCACATGCGATACAATCCTTCACTGCCGTATCCTTGAGAATCTCATTGAGAACCTTATTGTAGGGCTGAAGATTGAACTCCTTGTGAAGCTCAGCAATCTTCTTCTTTCCTACACTATCTCTGCCTAGCAACTCGTAAAAGATTTCGTCGGGGTTCTGATACTTGTGGAGACCGATAAAGCCGGCAACCTTGGAAGCAGAGAGTTCAGGAATCATGATAAGGATTGTATTTGTTATGCATCACATATACGTTTTATAAACCAATGCCATAATACGTCGCGGCAGCAAATACTGCGGAATGAACAATCAGTCCCCAATTTGTAGGACACCCGCTTGGACTTGCGATGCGGCCCAGCATACCGCCCAGCAGGTTATCTACGAGCTTGTACACCATCGGGTTCGAGATGATGAAGAACATCAGACCTGCAATGAGAGCATCCTTCAGCTTGCCGTTCATTTATAGATTATGCTGAAAAACTCTTTTGCATTCGCGTGATCGCATCCAGCCACGCAGGAATTCCATTCAAGACATTGGCAACTGCGAGAGATTCACTGGAGACTGGAGTCGTATCCAATGTCGTACCTTCGCAAACCAAGACAATCGCGGTTGTTAACAATGCCTGTCTTGACTTGGCATCTGTAGGACTCCAACGCAAACAATACATGCGATACAGGACTTCGATATACTGACGAGCAACGGGCTGTGCCTGTTTTTGAATTGCGTCCCAAAAGATCCATGCGACATGGTTTCCATGTGCGACCGAAACATACTCGTCAGAACGATTTGCAAAGATAAGGGGTTGCTTGGTCTGTTTCTTGTGTTCACGAGCAAATGCGTAGACCCACGCCATCCAATACAGAGCACGAGTGGTATCCCGGACATCCTGACGCAAACAATACACAAACTCATTCATAGGGACTGCGACCGTCAGTGGATCATCTCGACGCAATACCAGTTTGCCATACAGCGTAGACGGTGCTTTCAAAGATTCTTGGATTGTCACGGGGTCAAAATCATGTGCGGGTTTGATGGTGGGAAGGTTGGGTAATTTGTTTTTACGGCACATGGAGACGACTGCGGCTGCCTTACATACCATTTCGCGAACCTCCATATTGTTGCGAATGGCTGTCATATCCCGCAACGAATACTTGGCTTCCATGGGAGCATACTTTTCATATGCATTCGCAAGATAAAGGAAGACACTTGGCTGAGCACGATTCACATGAAGAGCCGCACCTTCAAACAACGTCATCCACAGCGTATGAACCAATCCCGAGCATAAGAGTTCTAACGACCAATAGCATGCGTAATCTGCGTGACCGAGCTGGATGTTTTGAAGGAGAACCTTCGTAACATGCGACCGAATGTGTCCGCAGAATGTTGTTTTTTGAAAATCTAAGACTGTGCGAGGGTCTGTGACCTCCATTGCTGTTTTCCAAGAGACTAAGCTTGGGGCATTACCGCAGGCCGGTTCCCAAACTTACGAAATACCATGAATCCTACATAGACTAACGATGCGAGAATGGCGAGATTCAGTATAGTATCAAACCATACCCAAATGCTCGTGTCGGGAGTTGCTGTACGTTCTCTGCGTTCGCGGTTGATGGCATTCTCTACTTTGCCCAGTTGTTCCTTGAATGTATCCGCAGCATATTTGACCTCATCTCGCAGCGACAAGACCTTGTCTTTGAGACCTGTGATAACATCTACTGTTTTCTTCTGACTCTCGAACTGATTCAAAGCACTTGTCCGCATATCCACGAACTTCTTCGCAATGGGTTCCACTTCGGACTTTAGAATCCGTTCACGCTCCCTCTCCTTCCATGTCTCACCTTCCTTGATTGTATAATAGGTGGAACGAGCCTGTTGGTATGCGTCGGGTGCCTTGTCACGAGCATTCTCAGCATCTTGTAGACGTTTGAATGCGTCGCGAAGTTTCTTGTCCTTGCTAATCTTTTCATATAGAATCGCAAGTTCCTGTGTCACACGACTTTGTTCAGCCACGTATCCTCCATACAAGGATGCGTCCATCGTCTTCAAAGACTCGAGCGTGAGGTTTGGAATTGGTTTTCCACCATTTTGAACTGCTTGTAACGGTGACAAATTGACAAAGATGTTCGGCGAATCTTTGTAGACGCAACGAGGTTGCCCTCCAGGCGACATTTGAAATTCAAACCCTTTCTCAGTAGGACATTCACTGACGCAGGTGAACCCTGGCATCATACGAAAACTTGACGGACACTGACCCATTATCATCTTCTTAGAAAGAAACCAAGTCCAATACCCACACAGAGTAGGAGAAACGCAATCAGATTCGCAGACTCAAATGGAAGAAGCAGGTAACTCAATAGAACCAGCACCACGAGCAACAAGGCAAACTGAATGAAATAGAGATTCCGTCTGCTAATCTCGGTAATCTCCTTACGCTCCTTCTCCAAGTCCGAAGACGGAGCCGTAGGAGGACGGAAGGGTTTCAGACTATCAATCACCTCACGCATCACTCCGATGGTTGACATTTATCTACGATTGGGATATAATCCATTCACAATTCCGAAGATAGGCAGCATCAGACGAGCCTGTGCAGACAGCTCATTGGACTTCCAACCTAGCGTAGGGGCTCTCTGACCACCATTGTTGATGTACGGAGCTACTGTTGCTGCCATACGCAGATAGCGAGTGTGCTCACCCGCACTACTCGGCAGTCTTACATGACGAGGGTCGTTCAACTCAAGATACGATTCTACGGGCATTTTATTTACTAACAACAAGAGAATGGCGAGCGAGTTTGAGACTGTCCTTGCGAGATACAAGTCTAGTTTAGTGGATTACAAGGTGACAGGGCAGGCCATCTTCAAGCAACAAGCGAAGAGTGCTGAGAAATGGCTGAATGACTATATCGGCACTTTGAACAAGACGATTCAAAATGACGCCAAGTTTATTGACCGATTTGCGAAGGAATACGCAAATACAAATCCAGAGCTGGTCAAATACAAGGAAGAGATTGCGAAGGCACGGAAAAAAGGTCCGGAACTCCAGGACATTTACGAGGGAGAGAAGGAGGTGTATGCCGAGCCTCCTGTAGATGAATACTTGTACTATACCAAGGCAGCCGTGGTAGGTGGCATACTTGCTGTGGGTGTCGTACTGAATTTCCTATGAGGAGCAAACATCAGATACAAGACAATTCCAATCACCACGATCAAAAAGAACCCAATATACATGTAGAGTTGGCGATTGGCTTCTCCACCTTCCTGCTCACGTATTCTACGTAAGGTTTCTAGATTGTCAGTGTTGACTAACAAGCCATTGTAGTCACGCTGAATCTGACGAAGGCGATTGATGAGTTCATCGCGTTCCTCCTTGAGAGTCGGCGTCTCTTTACGCAAAAACGTGAGTTTCTCAATCATCTCATTCAGCGTCTTTGCGATAGCCGCATTTAATTCGCGAAGTTTAGGCAGACTAGACACATCCTGGTTGTCTATTGATGTCTTGACAAGTTCGTCATATTCTTTGACCTGAGCATCATACTTGACACGTAAAGCATCCATTGTTTTCACGCAACATTTACATCGGGAACGCAATACCGATAATATAACTCCGAGCCTGCGACATCACTGTGGCGAGTGACCTCAATGATGTCGCCTGGACGACCTCCAATCCACTTGACCATCGGGTCGTGCGAGTCAATCCATGGTAGTTGGTCTTCTGGCTTGGTGATGTTGAACTTCTTCACGACTTCTGTCTTCTCATCGTCCTTGAGAATGCGATGAGGCACTGCCATACGATGCGTCGTAATGTCAAACCGAAGCTCGCGAATGTGGAAGAACCGAATGTCGCGTTCCTTCGTGAGGTTCTTTACCGTCTTCAGCACATTCTCAGAGGGAGGAACCAGTGCGACCAGAATGATTCCGTTCGTGTAGTCATTTCCATCCGCAAACTCTAGAATCTTGCCTACATCGCGGTCAACCAGTCCCTTGTCCTTCTGGCTAAACACAATCAACATCTTTCCAATCGTATACAAATTGACCTTCTCCATCGCATCTGTCACAACGCGGGTGGTCTTGGTGTCCAGTCCACGGCGACCTAGCATAGTCCGCAGTGTATCGAGAGCCTTGTCTTCATCCATGCTTATTCTCTGAGCTAGACAGAAAGCTATTCGTTTTTTCACGACGAGTAACAATGACAAACTGGCTCTT